TTTTGGCTCCGGCTTTTTTAGCCTTTTCCATTGCTGCCTTAGCAAGATGTTTGGCTTGACTATGCCCACCGTGTTCTGCACCATCACCAGCAGGTTTCTTTTTCTTAGGAGGATCTGGATCAAATGGTGGATCATTTTCGTCATAGTCTTTTTCTGATTCTGTCACAGCAAGCTCATGCATATAGGCTTCAAAATCATGTAGTTCTTTCAACTCTGATTCAATTTCATGAACTGGATCTTGTGTGCTCATTCCGTTGATAATATCTTCAGGCGTGAGTTCTTTAACTGGATTAACGTTTTCACCTACAAGTTTGTAGATATAAGGAAATACATTTTTAAGTTCTTCATTAAAACTACGAACAGTTAATCTATCAACCCAATCGTTTATTACATCTTCTGGAATTTCGAATTTTTCTTGTTCGGTAAAACTTTCAGAAAACGACTCATAATATCCACGACTTTGTAGGCTATGTATTTCTTTTTTAACTTCCTGTATACGCTCTAATACACGGTTGTTAATAGGACCCATTGCTTCACTAACCATTTCGTTGCGTTCTACATAACCTTTGAACATGCGAAGTTTGTTTAGCTCTTCGCTTAGTCCAATAATATGTTGTCCAATGCTATCATAGCTTGTGCCACCATGTGCTACATGCATGGCTAATGCTCTTGCACCGTTTAAATGCTTATAAGGATAACGGAAACGTTCTCCTTCACTGCTTTCTACAAAGATGCTTTCGATATGCATTGAACGACCTGCTGGTGCATTATAGTTCACTGGTTTGCTATGCTTTACAATTAATTTTGCCTCGCCCATTTCTTGAAAACTGGTTCTCGAGGTCCCCCATAATTTACTTTCACTCATTGCGCCATCTCCGCGATTATTGGCTAGATATAGTTGTTGCCTTTGATCCAAATTCGTTTTCGTAATATCACGAACATTATAGTCCATCATATTACGACTAGCAAAGTCACTTAAACTTTCTAAAAATCTAAACCATTGATGCTTAACTAAACTTGGTTGCCCTGCTACTATATCTTGACTATACATGACTACTAACCCATCACTTTCTCCGTCTGGATTATCGTCTATACTAATATTAATATTGCCTAAGTTTATATTATTTTTAACATAATTAAATTCAAAAAATCTGGCATCTTTAGGACGATCTGTAGGATCTTCATCCTTATCTCGTAATTTTATACTTGGGAACTGTGTTCTAAGTTTACCAAAAAGTTCTACTGCCACATTTTCGAGGTTTTTTTCCATAACTATATTTATCAAAGGGTAGATGAAATGAATATTGGCATAGGAGGTTCGAAATCTTCCTCTTCAAATCCTTCATTTGTAGTGTAGGCATCAAATACCCTGTTGTCCCAGTCTGCTAATACTTGGCTCATACGGACCACTAGTAGGCAGGCTGCTACTAAGTCGTCTTGTTCTTCTAACTTACCTTTAAATGTTATTCCACTTGCTATAAAGTTTTTTAGTTCACTGATCAAGGGTTTACTATTGACTTTCATCTTGTTTGATTCTATCAAATATTTTAACCTGGCGCAAGCACTAATTTTAGTCTTGTGTGTAGTATTAAACCCTTTACGAAACTTACGAACATGTCCTTTACGAATAGGTTCACTAACAAAAAGCCCAGGAAAGCTTTCTTCCCCTAAGTCTCGTATACAGATAAGACCTGCTTCACCTATATTATTATTTTCAATACTCCAATAGATATTATTAGCGTTATCATCCCCGATACAGTCTAAAATATATTTTAAAATATCTCGCATTATTTTAACCTGTTGACTGATTGGAGTTAAATTGTGCTGCCATTCTCCTACTTGTGTAAAACTAGGTAGTTCAAATATCTCAATAGCAGCATTATTACCGCCTGTTCCGAGACTTGGATCAAGCGCCACAGCGTAGATAGAATCTTTGTTAGGTTTTTTATACCAACGTATTTGCCCTACATTAAAAATCGGAGCAGAACCTTCCATACCAGCAAGATGAATACTATTAATTAATGTTTCATCGTAGACTAAAAATTCGCAGTTATACTCACGACGAAATCTTTCCTCACCGATACGCCCTCGTTCTTCTGTTGCCCATGCATCATCTCTATCAGGATGTTCATCCCAACTACAAGTAAATGGATAAAAGCCATTCACTCCTATATCACGTTCATTACCAAACTCATCAAATTTTTTATTAGCTTCTTTCCAAATTGTAGCAAATGTATCTTCGTCACTGTTTGGTGTGCTAGTTATTATACACTTACCACCAGTTGCCAATGTAGGACTTATAGAAGTCCAAAACTCCGCAGCAATATTAGGTGGCACAAAGGCAAATTCATCGCAATATAATAAGGAAATACTCATACCACGACCTGTGTTTTCAGTAGTGGTTGTGCTGACTATACGGCTATTATTATCAAATTCTATACTGCCTTTGTTATAGTTTGTGACACCGCAGCGAATATGGTCAGGACATAATTCATAAGCATATCTAATACGCTGCATGATTTCTTGAGAACCAGTGTATTTGTGTGCTGAAATCAGGATAGTTTGATCAGGATGAAACATAGCATACCACAATAAATATCCAGCGGCACAGGTAGTTTTACCCATTTGGCGAGGTAACAGATTTACGTTGAATCTATGATAATGATAAGCATCTAATAATCTTGTTTGATAATCAAAAGGCTCGAATAACAATTTACCTTTTACAGGATGTTGTATGTAGAAAAAATTATCGCAGAAATAATGATAGCCGTTATCAGCACTACAATTTAACAAATCGTTGACTTGTTCTTCTGTATATTTTACCTGCTTATGTGCCTTTTTAATAAGCACACCATCTAAACTTTTTCCGGCCATAATATTATTTAAAGAAAAAAATAGGCTCTATGAGCCTATTTGAAAGTTTGATAACTTTATTTCATTGAACTATAAAGTTTTTCTAATGTTTCTCTAATCCTTGCTACAGCCATGGGATTATCCCCGGGTTGTGTAGCTGGATATGCGCCGTGTGGACGATGTAGATCGTCGCCTGCCATAGGCAGTGGCATGTCGGTTTCTTGTGGTTCGTTGGCATACTCATCCACAGGTTGATCATCACCTATTACTAGAGCTTTTTTAGCCATGTCCATACCTGGTTCTTCATGATCGTGATCTGGATGGTCCATATTGCCTATCATCTTACCAAGGTCGTCTTCACCACCGTGTTCACCTTCAATGTTCTTAAGAATATCAATAAGATCTCGTATGCCGCCAGCACCACTACCACTCATGTTAACATTCATGCTAACATTATCTGGTTGAGATGAGCTTGAAGGCATGTCTGGGCCGCATTCATTTGCTAAAGAATCTTCTCTTTTGATGTCTCCGGTCCCTTTTCCGTTGATTTTTATTTCCTCACCTGGGGGTGTATTTTGAACAGCTTGGCCATAAGCATTACCTTCATTAGGTTCTTCGCTCATAGGCCTATCTAATTCCCTCATACGGTTATATAATTCTTGAAAATTCATTTTATTTCCTTATTTACTGCTGTATGCTTTAAGAGCACTACGAGCAGGGCCGGGTTTGGCCATTTCATTGGCTTTTTCTCTGTGAGCTTTTTTAGCCAGTAATTGATCGTTTACACCTTTATACTGCTGAGGCTCATTATCTTTACGTGTCTTAGAAAGTTCTTTTAAGAATTTGGCTACATGTTTTTCACCTACTAAATCTTGATGATTTTCTTTGGGGTAATCACACTGGCCAATGAGTGCCTTACCTGACTTTGTTTCTTGATTTTCTTCTACCTGTGCTGCTTCTTCTTCGCGCAGACTACGAACTCTAATATGGCTTGCTGAGATTCCGGTATGCTCTGAAATATAACCGCTAAGAACTGTGCTGGTAGTAGGATATTTTAAATCAACATCAAAAACACTAACTTCTAAATTTTTTAAATCTGAAAAGTCAGGAAGGTGCTCTTGAATAGGCACTGTTTTACTTTTACTAAACTTAGCACATTCATATTTTTTAAGACAAGTTTCTACTACGTCATCAAAGTTATCAGGCAAATCGCCAGCAACCTTTAGTTTGAAACTATAGATTTTTTCTTCTTGACTTTCCATTAAGTATTCTTTAAAAGATTTCATACCTTAATCCTATTATATTATTTATTTTAAATTCTTAAGTTTTTCAATTAGGCTATTGCGATCACTAACAATCATACCTGTTCCGCTAACATCTATACTGTCGTTAGTATTTTCTTTGTCTAATTTTTCTTTCTTTATCTGTAATTCAATCATTTTAAGTTTTTTATCTATCTTTGCAGCTTTGGCATCTATAGCATTTTTAAGCATGGCGCTAGCTACTTCAAACACACGGCCGCTATAACGTGCTTCTACATTCATTCCAAGGTCCATTAAGTCATCGAATGCATCAGTAGCACGTTGGGCAAGACTATCAAATTCCCCGTCACTCATATCCCCAAGGCCTTTAACTTGTGGTAGTGCAGCAGAAATTTTATCAAACTCGCCTATGTCTCTAAGCAAAGGTTGATTAGCCTGTTTAATTTCTTCTCGCTCGGCTTTTTTAATAGTTTTCTTAGTTTCAGGTAAGTTAAGTATTTCTTCAAGTTTTTTCATACAAATACTTATCTGTTGGTAAACAAATCATTTTCGGTTAAGATTCGAAATTTTATTCCTTGTTTACCGCACCATTCATAGGCCGCCCGCCATTTGTATTGATTCTTTGCATATTGAATTTGATTGTGCTTACTACGTCCTACATTTTCTTTAAGTGTTTGACTAGCAGGTTTAACTTCTATAAGCTCTGTATTAATTTTGTTATTTTTATCTGTATATTGTATAAAGAAGTCTGGAACATATATTGTTTGTCGTCCAGTAAACGGATCTTTGTAGGGAATTTTAATTGCTTCACTGGCCCATTTCATAATATTAGGGTTTGTATCACAAAAACGCATAAAACTCCATTCCCAACTACTGCGATATGTAGGTTGATGATTGCCTACATATTTTTCTGGGTTCATTACGTTATATTTTCCCTGTGCATAATGGCGTTTCATTGCCGAATATTTCTACTTTCGTAATTTTCTAATATAACTGTATCTTTAAACCCTAGGCTGCTAGTTTTTTCTCTATAAGTGTTTAAAACTTCTGCAACTACGCCGCTTAGTTCTTGATCTGTCAAACCTTTTAGTGTATCTATAAGTTGAAAAACATTTATATTTTCTATTCTAGATTGATTTAATAAAACTATTGCTGTGCTTTTTGCAGCAAGCTCGTCAAATCCTCTTTTTAAAAAGTGTCCTACAACAGCATCAATCTGATTGCTAGGAAACGTAATCTGATGTAGAAAATATCTATCAAAAAAACTTCTTACAGCTTCATCATTTTCTTTAACTTTAACACTGGGAATATTTTGCTTGTCAATCAAGGTCCACCTCCACCGTCATAGGGTTTAGCTACTGTGACCTGGTTACCAGTGTCATTTACAGGAAATACCGTGTTATTAACTGAACCCGGACCAGCTCTAGCTACATTTTGTAGCCCTTTTATTGCAATTTGTTGAAATTCATTCTTTACACCTGCTTTTGTCAAACTCTTGGCATTTTGATAGGTATTAATAGTTTGTATGGCTGTAGTTAAAAAGTTTGCTGGACTTTCAAAAGCACGACCACTAGCGATATTTCCGAATACTGTGCTTGCTCCAGCTAACACACCTCCCGAACCAAAAACTGTCGAAGTTCCTCCTCCAGCAAGACTTAACGGGCTCGGTGTTTGATCGTAGTGTATCTCTGCGAATCCCGGAGGATTACCTTTGCTTACTTGTCCATAATCATAGGTCACTGCTTCATAGGCTAGTTGCATAGAATTTTGAGCAGTGCTACTTTCTGCATAGTTCATAGTGTCGTGAGTAAATTGAACAATCACGGGGTTGATTAATTTAACCATGTTATAACTATGTCTTGCCATAAGGTATATGCTGATATTATTAAAGAATGGAACATGACTACCGTTGTCAAACCCGTAGGGAGTTTTAATAAAGTTACCGTTTAACATAGCTGTTCTATTATAGTTTCCATAAATTTTAGCAGCATCATTGTCTGCAAAATAATAGCTATAATAGGATTCCCATAGCATACGAACTACGTTGAAATTATCTTCGTGAAAAGTGATAGTTACAGGCTGATAATCTATTTTAACCTGTGTAACTTTTCTACGATTATATTGATTTAATGATTCAGTTTGAATATTAAATTTAGGAAGTTCTGCTGTTTTTACCAGCATATTAAATTCTTGCTGATGCCTATACGTGAAATTTAAACTTTTCAAAGCTTGAGGGTTAATACTAAAACTTACATGATATTGAAACTTAAACTTTGGGGCTAGTCTAATGTCATCGTCGTCAAACAGTCTTGCTGCGTGTTGAAAATCGGCAAGCTGTCCTTTGGGACTGGTTAATGAATTAATAAACCAACTATTACTTTTTGAAGTCATAATTATATTTATTACAATAATAATATGGGCATATTTAGAAATGTTACAAAAAAAGCACCCTAGGGTGCTTTTTTGTGTTAGGTAATAAGTTTAACCTAACCCTGCGTTTCCAGTAGCAAACTCTCCAATAGTTCTTGCAACAACTGTTCCTACACCTTGACCATTTGGTGTTTGGATACAGTTATCCATTTGGACTGTTAAAGCTATAGTAACAGGATTTGAATCACTATATGCTAATTGCTGATAGTTAGCTTGTTGAACGTAGCAACCATAAAGTTCCCATGTTTCAAGAACAAATCCTGACCCATCAGCTCCATTTTGACCGTCTAAAATTTCGATATTGGTTTGGAATTTATAATTGCTTGCAGCAGCAGCAGAACTCTGTTCTAAAAAGTCGAACTGTTTCTGAAGCTGCTCGCCTACCATCTTGCTAATATTGCCATTAGCATCGTCACGAAGATTAATAGTAATAGGTTGCCATGTGTGTTTACCAGCATAGTTAACCTTACTGTTATATACGTCGATAGGAACGTTTGTGAACTGAACGTTCGGACGGGCTACGTCAATTACCTGTTTGGTAAGTTCTGTAATCCCATTTCCGCCTGTGCCAAACGCTATAAAAGTAACTCTAAAACGATACTTCAGCTTAGGCATTAGCATACCTTGCGATGTAGCGCTCTGGTTAGTTGCTAACGGAACTGTAAATTTTGTTAATGAAGCGACTGCCATTTTATTCTCCTAAATTAGCCTAAGCTCGCGATCTCACCGGTATTCTTAATACGTAGTGGGATATAGATAAACTCAACTGCTTTTACTGGTTCAATAGCAACGTCTAGCCATAACTCATTACGATCAATTCTACTTGGTGTATTGTTTGATTCGTCGCAAACAACAACATAATCATATATAGCACGCTGACCAACTAGTTCTACAAGTAGAGCCTCGGCTGCTGCTTTAATCTGATCTCGTGTAATCTTATCGTTTGGTTCGAAAATGTAAGGCTTGGCAAGTATGCTTAACTGTCTACGCATATAGATAATTAAACGAGCTACATTAATACGATCTAAAGCACTAGCTGCACGAGCTCTTGTTTTTTGACCATAGTTTACTAATCCTGTTCCTGTTAGGAATGTAATAGGATTAATCTTTTG